GTTATTATTCCTTCTGCTGGAACTCTAAACACAGTGTCATCCCCATAACCAGCTATATAAGTATAACCATAGGAATCTCTAGTAGCATTTCTAGGGTTAAGACCAATTATACTTGATGTTAAGACTGCTCCTGCTAAGCTAACTTCTTTATAAGTATTGTCACTTGTTGAGGTAACTCCTAGTGTGTTTGTATCAGCGAAGTAAGTTACATAAGCTAAGGCATCTGACAAGGTGTATGTAGTAGTTATAGTACCTAAGGTTGGTTGAATCTTGATAAGTTTCCCACCATTAGTTACCCAACCAGTGTAGATAAATTGTTGAGTACCTTGTAAAGTTACCCAAAGGTCATTGCCATCAAAAGCTACACCTACTGGAGCTATTCCCCAACTATAAGCAGCTACCATAGCTCCAGAAGTATTTATTCTGGCTACTTTGTTAGCTGTAAATAAGGTTGCCCATAGAAAAGTACCATCAAAAGCCATAGAAAGTACTTCTGAGTTAGTAATTGTTGTACTAAGAAGAACCCCAGAAGTATTAATCTTATAGATTAACCCAGCATGACTATCCCCAAGCCATAAGTTAGTACCATCAAATAGAATAGTTTGCAGTCCTTTACCTATTAGATAGTGTGCTACAAATGTTCCATCTAAGTTTAGTTTAGTAACCCCAGTCTTATTAAGACTTATTAGATACAGGTATGTACCATCTGTTGCCATACCTATGGTAAAATCAGAAGTTGGGGTACTTACTAAGGTGGCAGTTGAACTAATATCCCCAACGGTAGTGCCTAAGGTGGCAGGGTCATACTTTTCAATATAACCTCCTGTATTTGTTACCCAGACTGTATCATTAGCATCTGTAAGGCTGAACCATTTAAAGCCTAGTGTGAATGAAGGGGGTGGTATGTACAGAGCCTCTCCCAGTACACCTCTTGGTTTATAGATAGGAATCATCTTAGCTACTCTCTGCAATAGATAAGACACCAGCAGTAGCTGAGATTGCCGCTACTTTTGTAACAGATGGGTTTACCTTAAAGGGATAGGAGGGGACACCAGCAGTTAGTAGAATCGCTGGTTCTTGTCCTATCGCTACAGTAGGATTTGTACCAATAGTTACCCAAGTATCTACGGTAGCTGTTAAGACTATACGTTTAGTAGCTGCACTTATAACAGCACTTACGGTTTCTACAGCAGAGGTAGCCAAGATTTGTCCTAGTATTAATACCACAGACTGCTCTATAGAGATTCCAGCTAGTAGAACTGCTAGAGCTGTTTGACTAGCTTCTGTTGCCGCATTAGCAGCTAAACCAACTGGTACTGGTGTGGCTCTTAGCTGTGTATCCGTTAAACCTTGAGTTAATCCAGTCTCTGCGGTAACAGTACCAGTAACTTCTACAGAAGAAACACCATAAGGTACTGGAGTTCCTGTAATAGTATAGGCACTACCATCAGATAGTTTCCAATTAGTTAAAACTGGAGGTGTATCTGCCGAAACTCTTTTGAAAAACAAAGTTCCATCTGTATCTTGCATTACGATGTTATCTACCGTGGCAACTGTAGACCCTCCACCAGAACCTCCTAAATCTTCTTTTGTTATATATTCAACACCACCATCACCTGTTTGGATAATTGAACCTGTTTGTTTTACTGCTAGTAAGACTGTTTCCATTGTAGTTCCTTAATTATAATATGTAAGTGTACTTTTTAATATTGTTCGGGTATACCTTTGAGACCGGATACCATAAGGCTCATAAGTATAAAAATCTTGCTCTAAGAACCATAACCCCTCCTGCGGCATTATGAAAAGCTATACTAGCATTTGTTGTTTGGTTTGTTTTAGCTATTAGGTAATAAAGCGTCTTGGCTGCTATCAAAGTATTTTTAAACCTAGTTATAGTTCCCGAAGCTACTATCGTTCCAGATGCTCCTGCATTTGAGACATATCCAAGTAAGTCTGCATCCGATACAGAGCTATTGCTAGTAGAAAGGGCTACAAACATATTTGCAGTTGTTTGTGCCGCATTAGATGTAGTTAGAGCAACTACTTGAAAAGATAGTTCCCATGCACCAATAGGCACAGCTATTTGTTCAGCAGTTGTCCCTAAGTTGTAGTAAACATTCTGTGTTGGGGTTGCTTGTGATTGCGAAGTTGTGTCATTTACTACAACATCCCATTTAGTAGGACTCATAGGAAAACCAAATGGGGCTTTTTGTAGACTGAAATACGGCAATGTTATTGCTGCGTTAGCTAATGTATAATCTGTACCTCCATACAAAGTTATAGGTGTAACTCCACCAGAATAAGCTCCTATAGCTGTAACTACAAAGTATTTAACAGTAGTTTGAGTTAATTTTATACGACTCCCTAAACTTAGATAACCTGTTGCATCTCCTGTCATATTCATAACAAAAGTAGGACTATCTGCTGATACATAAGCACAAGCTCCTAAGGTTATCCAGCCAGATACATCATACCCTCCTAGGTAAGCTGGAGAGGCTACAGGCAATCCTGCGGCATTTGTTAGGTTTATCGCACTGGGAGTTCCTAAGTTAGGGGTTACTAAAGATAGATTAACATAACTCTGTAAGTTAGTAGCATTACCAACAGTAAGTCCAGTGGCATTACCATTACAATTAGTTAAATTCCCACTCGCTGGAGTTCCTAAAGCTGGTGTTGTTAGGTTTGGGCTATTAGAAAGTACAAGACTGCCAGAGCCTGTAGAAAGGTTTACACCAGAACCACCTTTATCTACTGTTAGAATACCCTCTACTTGAGAAGTTAGATTAATCCCAGTTAAGTTACCTCCTAGAGTTAAATTACCACCTGTTCCAGTGGCATTACCAGTTATAGTTAAGCCATTAACAGTACCATTACCCTGTACAAAGGAAAGGTTGCTTGTTCCTTTATTATTAAAAGTATTCCAATCTGTGCTAGTTAAAGCCCCTGCTTGTGTTGTATTTGCAATGTTAATACTTATATTAGGAGAAGACCCACCACTAACAACAATAGGACTTGTTGCATTTATAGTTGAAATCCCACTAATATTGGCTACGGTATCTTGTAAAGCTTCAATGTCAGTCTTTGCGGCTGCAAAGTTAGCCCTAAGTTCTGCTGAACTTACCAAACTATTAGTTACTGGGATAGTTATATTAATTGTACTTGCCATGAGTATCTCCGTTAAAATTGTAGTGGCGAATAGCCATCATAGTATATACTAGAATCATAATGACAACCAGTATCATATCTGGTTTCAGCAAAACTAAAAGTAACGGCTTTACTAGGTAAATCTAGCGAACTTATAGCTGTTACAGTGAAGAAATAAGTTACATTAGCCTGAAGAACCTGTGCAATAAAGTCTAAACTTTTAGTAGTAGTGGTAGCTGTACCAGAAGTTCCATAGGAAGTTGTGTAGTCTACTTGATAAGTATAACTTCGTCCAGTAATTTGAGTATGCTCCCAAGTTACAACAAAGTGTTTATTAGTTATGTCAGCTAGGTTTGTTAAATCTTGTAACTGTATATTACTAACAGCAGTAGTTTTACCTCTACTAACTTCAATAAAATTATTAGTACTTGGTAGTGTAACTATTTGCTCAATAAAGTCATACTTTCTAGCATCATATTTAGTAGCTTCTATTAAGTAGAGGTTATCTTCTTTAGTGATATTTGTTACTTTATAGGGTGTTGTTCTTTCAGACTTTTGAATAAAGATACTTTGTTCAATAAGTTCTAAAGTACCAGTGTAATCTGCTGATACTTCTGTAAGAGTTCCTGCAATTTCATTAAGCATTAGTTCTATTAAAGTCCCATCGGACTTATAAACCATTAAGGTAGTTATACCAGCTAAAGTAATTGCTCTATCCAATACTAGGCTAATTCCAACTGGACTAGCTATATAACTAACCACCCTTCCAGTCTCAATTGTATCAAACAAATTACTATCGTGTATTCTTATCAAACTCCCTTTATGTAGCATAACTGCTTCTATAAGACACCTGAATTGAACTATCCCATCACCTGCTAGGTCAATCATAAGAGAGTCCCATAGAAGGTTTCTACCTTTACGAACTCCAGCAGATATACTAGCACACCCTAACATAAGAAAGTCAGAGCTAGTATAGCCATATAAGTCTACAAAATGCCCTCTAGTAAGTCCAAGGAAGTCCTCTAGTTCATCCACTAATACTGTAATTGTCCTTGTTCTATTTCTATTATCAATCTCTTGTATGGTTACGTTTATCTGTGTATTGTTATCAGTAATATCTGCACTAGCATATTCAAATAAACCTTCTTGAACATTTTGGTTAGTGAAGATTAAGCTTTGGTTAATCTCGGTAGTAGAGAATCGTCTATCCCATACAATAGATACTAATCCACCATACTCTATAAGTTCTGCATTGCCAACAGTAAGTAAATCATCCCTAGCAATTTTAGCATCTTTTCTTTCGATAAACTGTCTGTTAAGCGTATATCTTCTTTCAGTTAATGTAGGTGAGCTAGGAGTTTCCTTATAAGAAAGTAGTTCATCACAGTATCTTGCATATTCTTCAAAAGTGAAGTGAGCAAGATGTACTTTTGGAATATCACAACCACGGGGGTATCGTATTCCATCAACCTCAAAGAATAGCCAATCGCTTAAGAAGTTATAAATAACCCAACTTAGATTATTATTATATTGGTAGATTGGTATACCTGCTACTGTGTGAAAAGTACCATCCCAAGTTAATCTACTTGGGTCTGTTGGAGATACAAAGGTAGTTCCATTACTATATAAACCATTAAAAGCATCATAATAGGCACTGGTTGGCAGCATTAACTTTACACCAGAACCTCTAACAGATATAGTTGGTATCCTATTAGATACCTCAGAAGCATCCTCTAAGCGGATAGCTATTAAAGCTGACCCAGCATAGTTACTAATATTCTCCGTACTATAGTAAGTAATATGTGGTATAGTCATAACCACAGCCTCGTCTAATGGGAAAATAGTGGTAGACTTATGCGCTATCTTAACACCCCATTCATGGTCTCCTGTATTGCTAGTTGGTCTATAAGCTCTAAAGGTTGCTTGGTATTGTCCATCACTTTTACCAACAATATTTTGTGTAGATGCAAGAGTATAACTTGGAGCTACATAACTATCAGAAGTAGAAATATCAAAAAATACCATAGCATAGACAGAATCACCTTCGGTAGTTTTATGAACTACTTGACTAAAGTTCACTGCAATATCTACATATTCGTAATCACCTGATATAGGTCTAACTACACCCGCAGGGTCTGCCTGAGGTAATGGGACATCAACACCTTCGGTTAAAGAGGTAGAGTTTAGATGTGCAATACTTCCTTGATTAACTTCACCCCTTGTAAACGACCAACTAGCAGTAAATTCAGTAATACTAACATCATCAATATAAATATCTTCTATGTTAGTTATTTCTCCCTCACTAACTACAAATAATAAGTAAAGAGCTTGAGTAGTCTTTAAATTAGCTGGATAGCTAACTGGTTTAGCTGGTGGGCTACCACCTTCCCCATATAGTCTAGGTAAAGTATTCATGAAAATTTCATCCAATTAGAAGGATAGTTCATACCTTCTGGAAAGGTTGCAATTGGTATAACATCTGGATAAACTGATAAGGCTTGCTCTAGTCTAAGACCTATACGAACTCCTCCAAAAAGACAGTTACCAAACACAACTGGAACACTTCCCCCTTGTTCAGTTATGTTAGGGACACCATTATATAGTTTAGATAGGTTGGAAGGGTCTTGGTTGTTATCTAGTTTATTTTGTGGGGTTAAGGCACGAACTAACATACCAAGACCAATGATTACACCTACATAAATTATAGTAGCTACTACATAGCCTACAGCTACCGCAGTAGCCGCAGAAGCTCCAGCAGCGGCAGCTCCAGCAGCAATAGCAGCCGCAACAGATGTAAAATAAGCGTCACCAGTTATCTTAGGACAAATTACTAAAACATCATAATTACTAATATCAAATTCCAACATAGTTGGTAGTATAGGATAAGCCTTCTCTTTATCTTGCATATAAACTGTATAGCAAAGTTCTTTCTCTGAAACTTCTTTAAATATCTCAGGTTTATTTATTTTAAGATAGTCATAAAGTTGTACTAAATTAACTACTTGTACATCAAAGCGTTCTCCTATGTTACCATTGAAGTATATAATCTGCATCTTAGTTACCTATAGCTGGGTGTCTATAAACCTTAGTTATCTTATTAAGATAAAGTTCTAAAGGTTCAATCTTTGAATAGTCACCTTGATTAAGAATTGTACCGTTTCCTAGATAAATCATGGCATGATTATCCTTAAACCCTAGTATAGATATAATCAAAAGGTCTCCTTTCTGTAACTGCCCTGTCTTAGTAATATCAATAAGATTATTACTCTTAATAGCTTCTCCAACATTATCTTGTTGAAGTAAATTATGCTCCTGCAATTTATTATCTTCAAGGACTCTTTTTACCAAAGATGCCCAACTTTTCTTTTCTGTAAGATGGTCTGTTAGTGGAATCTTAATATTAATCCCAAACTCGAAGTGATAATAATCCCTAATAAGACAACCACAGTCTGATACTCCGAAGATGTACGGTCTATTTAGATACTCTCTTGAAGGTTCTGGTGGAACTTTCAAGGGTTGGTAGTATTGACTCCCATCAAAAGCAGAGATATACAAAGGAAGGCTAACTGTAATAGCTAGTGTAAGGTCAGCCATAGAGGGTGTTTGTATGTGTACATGGCTCTTTTTGGTATGTGAATGTATGATAGCATAGATAGAGTCTTTATGTTCTAGGAACTTTAAAGGACAAAGTTCAAAAGATTTAGTTGGATTCTCTGCTATGTTTGGTTGTTCATGTAGGCTACCATCATGGTATAAGTATCCACAAAACTCGTTTGGGAAAGCCCTACGGGTAGCTAGTTCTATTTTAAGTAAAGTTGCATCTGAAAGTATCATATTATCTCCAATAAGGTTATTATAGCTAGACTAAATAGACTTAGTGTAAGCAAGCCCTTCAAATCTCATCTTATCTCTACCATCCCTAAGCATTTGTCGCCTTGGGTATTTCATCTGCTTAAAGTTAGTATAAGTTCCCATTCCATAGACTAATTGTCCAGCTTGCTTACTTAACATCTGGTCAATTGTAAAATGTCTCTTCATTAAAAACAAAGGTGTACTACTTCCTACATCCTCTCCTATATAACTCTCTGTCGTCTGTACATACATTACTTTAGCACCTTTAAGATTAGGTACTTTGTAAACTGCGGAAAGCCAATAAGCATCCCTTTTAGCTATAGATAACTTAGGGGTGTCATTAGCATTTGTTTCATTAAATGTAACATCTGAGATTATAATTGGAAACGCAAGGTATTCCTGACTATCCCAGAATAAACTCCCAGAACGTAGTGAACTAGTTAAACGATAATATACTCCATTGTACAATATCTCAAATAACTCCACAAGATTTGGGAGTTCTAGCTTTTGGATAAGTTGTAAGTTTTCGTCTGACATAACGGCTTGACAGGTTTATAAAGTATGCGCTATAGTACCATATAAATAAAGGATACACCACTAAATAAGGCACTTATATGACTGACCGTAGAAGCAATCCCGCTGAGATAGATTATAAAAGGCTGTTAGAAGAGCATATTGTTTCAGAAGAGCTTTACAAACAGCAAACTACAGCATCCTTAATTACTCTTAGCAGTAAACTAGATGAGTTAACAGCTTCTACCACCGCAGTTGTTGAAGCTTATAAAACTGCGCAACAAGCTATTAAAATATCAACTTTCTTTGGTAGACTTGTAAAATTCACAATGGGAATTATCTTAGCCTATTATGCTTTAGATGGTTATCTCCATGCTTCTCATAAATAAATAAACATTATGGCTTCTTATATAGAAACTCCAGATACTCCAGCAGTTCTTAGTAGAGTTCAAGAACTTTGTGGTATTAATCCTAAGACATGGAAAGACCTAACGGATATTGGGACGTTTCGTGAGTGTATTACATATAAAGACTTTGCAACTACGCTTGTGAACTATTATCGACAGAATAAAGAAGCTAAGGATTTAGTTGTAAAAGCTAAGCTTGCAGAAGCTGAGGCTAAGCCAAGATTCAAGAACTCGGAATTAAGGGATAAACTAGACCAAGTAACAATAGCCGAGAAGATTCAGAAGATTAACCTAGACAAAACTAGACAAGAAGAATTACTTATAAAAGTCTTAGTATCTAGATTAGAGTATATTGCTAAAGGTAACATAGAAGCCTTACTCTTATCCTCTTTCACTAACATTTGTAATATGTTACGACATACAGCAGAGGAAAATCCACAAGTACAGGAAGTAATAGACAGGTGTATTAAAGAAATATATGACCTTGCTATACAACTAGAAGAAGATGCTATCTTGGATAGACAAAACTATGTAACAACCAAACTAAAGACTGAGTTCTCTATTGAAGAGATTGAAAGTACATTTGATTTCACTATGGAAGAAGAGTCTTAAATGTATATTCCAAGAACCTTAGAAAATATCTCAGAAAGATTATTACTATCTAGCTGTCTTAAAGCTGTGTTTCGCCCTATTCTTAGATTATCTTCTATGGAATGGGCAATGAAATACAGAAGTATAACTAGCACAGAGACTTCCTTTGGTATTGGTAAGTTTGACCCAGATAGAACACCGTATATGGAGTATCTATATGATTGTCTTGATAATCCCTACATACCAGTTATTATAGGGCAGAAATCTTCTCGTATTGCTTGGACAGAAACAATTAATAATTGGCTAGGAAAAAACATTCATACCAATCCTAGGAATACTTTAATAGGCTTTCCAACAAAAGATAAGGCTAAGGAATATGGTAAAGGGAAGTTACAACCATTGATAGAGAACACTCCAATCTTGCAAGAAGCAATAGATGTTGGTTTATCAGAGAATAAGAAAAGTATTTTTGATTATAACCTAAAAGGAGCTTGGCTACGACTTCGTACTCTTGGTAGCTTAGTTAAGTCGGACAATGTACCTACTATTGTAGTTGAAGAATTTGCAGACACCCCCGATAACGTAAATAACCAAGGCGATACGGTTGCTGCACTTCTTGACCGTCAGAAGCTTGTACCATTAGTTATGCGAAAGTTTGTAGGTGGTAGCACTCCTACTAATATGGATTTTTGCCAAGTTGAACGAGCTATTAAATATTCCAATCAACTTGTTTTCAAAGCTGAATGTCATGAATGTGGCGAACTCATAGCTATGGATAGTACAAGCTTTGCTGCAATTAAAGTAGCAGAGTTTGGAGAGAGAAGAATTGATGAGAAGTATGGAAGACAAGACCCTTTTAGTGCTAAGTTCTTCTGCCCAGCTTGTGCTGCTGAATGGACATTTGAACAAAAGAATCTTAACATAATAGCTGGAAAGAAACATGGTTTTACTGACCATACGGGTAGATTCTCTAAAGGGTGGCACGCTAACAAACCAGAAGTTACAGATACTTTCGGATTTATCTTCTCAGAATTGCTAAGTCCCTTCGATGGTGGTAACTTTGTTGAACTCTCTAAGAAAAGAATACTAGCAGAAGTAGACCATGCAAAAGGTAAGGAAGGTTTATTAAAGGCTTTCTATAATACCTGTATGGGAGTTCCTTATGCTTCTGGTGTATCAGCTTTAAGTGTTGAAGAAATGAGAAAACTCCGTAGTAACTATCCAGAGGGTATTGTACCTAGTGATGGTCTTATCTTAACTATGGGTGTGGATGTTCAGATTAATAGGTTTGCGTATGTAATAAGGGCTTGGGGAAGAAATGGAAACTCATACCTAGTAACTTGGAGAGAAATCTTTGGTAATACGCAGAACTACCAAGACTCTATTTGGGAAGAACTTAAGAATATTATAACGTCAGAGTATCCCCATGCAGGTGGAAAGACTCTTAAAATTGCGGCTTGTAGCATTGACTCTGGTTGGAATACTGAGTTAGTTTATAGGTTTGTTTTAGAGTTGAACCAACAAGTAGGTTATGAAGCTGTTTTTGCAACTAAAGGGAGTGATGAACTTAGATTCTCTCACGATGAAATTTACAACGAACCTTCTAACTTAGATATTCTTACGGATAAACAACTTAGAAAGTCCTTAGCTGAAACAATGGGTGTTAAGGTTTACAATATAGGGGCGCACAAAGCTCATAATGAGATACTTAGACGAGTTGGTCTTAATCTAATTGAAGGTTGCAATCAAGACCGTTACTTCTTCAATGAACAAAGTTATGGGCAGTACGAAGACCAGATGGTTTCTTGTAGAAAACTTATTGATGTAAGAAGTGGTACACAACGAGAAGTATATAAGCTAGTAAGTGGTAAGAGAAAGGAGGCAATGGATGCTGAAAAAAATGCTATTCATGCAGCTTATGCAGGTGGAGTACCTTCGGCTTCTTCTGAGCATTGGAAAGCAATAGAACATTATTTATATAACTAGGAACTAAACATGAACTACATAAAGAAAAGACTACAAGAAAAATCAACTAAGACTGCAATAATCGGTTTCACAACCGTAATCTTATACCATATTCCAGCTATACCAGCCGATGTTGTAAACTCCTTCTCTTTACTAGCTATTGCTTTATTTATTGGGGCTGGAGCATCCGAGGGTTAGTATGAGTAGTATGAGTACAAGAGACTTACACATCTGTCACATCTTTATTAAAGAAAATAATAAGATAGTTTGTAAGAAGTGTGGTAAAATTGAACAAATAAATTTAAGTTGGTCGGATTTAGTATTACCTCCTATCAATCTTTGGTCTTTACCAAACTAGGGTATAAAGATGGCAACAATAACTAGACAAGAAAAACTTACCATAGCTTATGCAGACTTGGCTAAAGTTAATGCTGCCATTGACTTGATGCTTTCTGGTAAGATGATTCAACGATTAGAAATAGGTTCAATGGAGTTCAGAAGAGTATATGACTATCAAAAGCTTAGTTTAGCGGACTTAAAAGAAATGCGTAGAGAGCTTCTTGAGATTATCGATACATTAGAAGCTACTTCCCAAGTTACTTATAGAACTGGAGCAAGCGTTCCTTTAGTAGTTAATCGGAGATTTTAATGACTGACACAACTTTCCTAGTCCAAGACTTATACCAAACTAACTATGCAGCGGCTAGTACAGAATACTCCTTAGCCCACCGACAGGCTAGTATAGGGGATGTAGACACCCTAGGGGTTAGTGAGGTTCTATTCCTAATTGCGCGTAGCCGCTATATGTGCCGTAATAATGCCGTGGCTTCCTCTGCACAAGACAAGTATTCAACTAAGTTAGGAAGTATCAAGGTTACTTGGAACTCTCCTGATGGTAGTAAACATGACATCATGCAAGACTTATGGGATAGTTGGGCAGATAACCCAATGCTAGATGGTTTTGGGAATCTTGATACTTGGCAAGTTGCTTGTAATCATGAAAGGTTTGCTAGTGGTAAAGCCCTTACAAGGTTACATACTGTAGATAATGACCATCCAATTCCACTTAAGTTACAAGGTATTCCGGCAGAATATTGGGATATTAACTACACTGGAATGGATAATCCTAGTCTTAATAGTAAGAGTTTAGTAACAAAGTACGGTATAACCTTCCAAAATACTAAACCTTTAGCTTATCACTTCTTCAAAGAAGGTTACTTTAGTATTAAACCCTTGCCAATAAAAGACCTTTGGAAAAGAGAAATAATTGACGCTAATGACATTATTAATTGTTTTGAAAGAAAGAATGCTAACCAATGGATAGGTATTCCATTATTAACAAGCTGTCTTATAACTATCTATGCTCTTGAAGACCTTTGCGATGCAACAATTAAACAACAAACTAATGCTTCGGCAGTTAGCTGGATAGTTTCAAGTGAAGGCTCATCCTTGCTAAGAACTCCAGTTGGTAGTGTCTCTGTTCAAGGAAAGAAAGACCTTAATGACCCTGATAAACAAACTATCTTTAGGTCGGCTTCTGGTAATGTACATTACTTAGCAACAGGTGAAAGGCTTGAGCAAGTTCAAAGTACCGATATTGGTAACAACTTAGTTCCTATGATAAAGAGTGAGCTTGAGTTAGTTGCCGCTGCACTTAATATGCCCTACTTTGAATTAAAAGGTGACACTTCTGGAATGGACTTCTCAAGTATAAGGGCAATTCTTATCCAATGGAGAAATAGAATAGAGTTCATATACAATATGATAACTATTCCTACCCAAATGAAACCTTTGGTAACTAGATTTCAAGCTTATGCAAAACTTAAGTATAAAGTAGCCAATGCTAAACCTAGTTTCATTCTACCAAGATGGTATGGTGTTGATGACTTAAAAGATGCACAGGCAGACTTACTTGAAATAGCTAGTGGCTTTACTCCTATAGACCAAATATGGGCTGAAAGAGGTTATACTCGTGAGCAGATAGAAGCTAGTATTTCTACTATGAAAGAAATGGGACTTTATGAACTTCTAATGCAAGCTAATAGTACAGCAAAACCAAGTTCACAAGATGCAGTAGAAACTACGGCTGCCCCATAAAAAACTTCTTTACTTTTCCCTACTTATGCTATAATAAACACCATAGGAGAATTTTATGAACCGTAAAGAACTATTTGCACAACTTAAAGCTAATGAAACTAGACTTATTCAGGAAAAAACACTGAAAGTTAAGTTTGCTGATAGTTGTGTAGTGTCCCCAGAAATCTTGCAGCGTGTAACACCAAAAGAGAATACTACTAAGGTAACTGGTGACACTCCAACAGAACCTGCCATCGAACCAGATACTTTACTTGTAAAGGTAGTAGCAAACACAGCTAATTGGATGGACTCTCAAGGGGATGTTCTTACCGCAGATTCATATAAAGCAAGTATCTTGAAACGTGGAATATCAATTCCACATATCTTAGACCACAAGCATAGTGTTACTTCTTTTGTCGGTGATGTTCAAAAGGTCTATACCGAACAACTTAATCTAAAAGACTTAGGACTTTCCCAAGAAGGAAGTACCACTGCCCTTGTTTTTGAAACCTTAATCCGTAAGGATTATAACGAAGATGTGTTTAAGTTCTATGGTAATGGTAAAATTAACCAACATAGTATTGGGTTAAAGTACCAAGAGATTAGACTAGCTTTAGATTCTTCTGACCCAGAAGATGTTTCCTATAAAGAAGTTTGGAACAAGTACTATCCAGATATTATTAATAAAGACCAAGCAGACCAACACGGTATGTTCTGGGCAGTTACTAAAGTAGATATTCTTGAAAACTCTGCTGTACTATTCGGGGCTAATGAACTTACCCCAACACTAGAATTATCAGGAAAGTCTTTAGACTCTTCTGAAAATGATTTACCAACCCTATCTGCTCAAGTAGAGCAAGGAGAAAACACAATGATTCTTGAAGAAGCATTGAAAAAAATCTCAGACTTAGAAACTGAGGTGAAACAAGCTTCTGCTTTAGCTACTAAAGCAGAAAGAGAACGTACCATTGGTATCTTGGAAGCTGCAAAGACTTTTAGCCTAGACCATGAAACTGCTATTAAAGCTATCAATAAAGCTAAATGGGATGTTGAAGATGTTGTAGACTTCTTTACAACTATTAAAGCTAGTCAAGATGCTAGTCAAACAATTGACACATCTGTAGTTGTTTTCGGTAAAGGTTCTGAGCAACCAACGGGTGCTTCGGAACACTATGTACCTGCTTTCTTGAAACAAAAAGGAGCTAAATAATGAACAGTCCACATACGATGACTTATTGGGAAAGTCAACAAGATGCTGGTTTTAAGAACTACCCTGAAAGAACTACAAACCGTCCTTTTGTTCCTGAGAAGTCTCAAACTATCACAGTAGCTTCTGGTCAAATCTTAAAAGCAAGAAGTTTTGTTAAAAGTAATGCTTCTGGAAAGATGATTGCTGGTGGTAATATCTCTGAGTATGCTAAACTTGTTCTTAGTGGTACTTTAGCAGATACAGATACGGCTATTGCTGGTGGTCTTACCGTAACAGCTACTGGTGGTGTGGTTACTGCTGCCCAAGTTATTACTGCTTTAGTAACTGGAGCCGATGTAGGCTTTGCAGTCGTAACTGGTACTTTATCTGGTTGGGAGCTAGTCGCTGACCCTTCAAGCACTACTCTTTGGGCTTACAGTACTACTGGTATTACCAATGTAACAGACTTTGCAGTTACAGGTACTAACACTTCATTAACTGAAACAGTAACTACTGTTGGTGGTTCAACTACCTTTCAGAAACCTTCTGGTATCTTAGCTATGGATGTTGACGCTACTTCTGGTGACGTAGTAACAACTATGTACATTGAAGCGTATGCCTATGAAAGTGAAGTTATCTGGGGTGTAGATGTTGCAGTAGATACTATCACTAAAGCTGATGGTACTACGGTAGCTTGTTCTGCCTATAACACAGGTGCAGTGACTCCCTTACTTCGCAAGATGTATGTTGAGAATACTGAGTTTGAAATCGTAACACCTACAGCTGGTGAGGAGTTAGTATAATGGCTGATTTAATTTTAATGACACCTTATCAAAGTGGGCTACCTACCTTAGATGGTGTAATTTCAGCAAACCCTTTGCCAAGACCTTTGGCAATGTCTCAGTGGTTTGGACAAGAAAGTACAACTACTAAAGATAGAATCAATGTTGACTATGAGTTTGGAGCAACTAACTTAATTGCTCGTTTCGTAGCTCCAACTATTGATGCTGCTAAGTTTGCACATCCTAACTTTGGCACTAAAGAAATGACCTTTGGTTATGCTAAAGCGGCTGTTGAAAGTCCTGACTTAACTGAGATTAGTCAAAGAATGTTTGGACAACCTTTCGGTGCGGAACAAAACTTCCAAGCTAATTACGACATGATTCTTGCAAAAGACATGGATAGAGCTGATAAGAGTATTGAGAACTTAGAAGAGTTATGCGCCACACACTTGTTAGTCTATGGTAGCTATACAACGGCTATCTCTGGTGACAATGCGCAACATCCTTTAGTTACTTTTGACTGGGGAAGAACTACTTTAACTAATAGTTCTGCTACTACACAAGCTTCTCGTAATGCTAATGTAGCCTCAGTCTATAACGATTGGATTCCAGAAGTAAACTTAACAACTTTGAAAGCTAATACTGCTACGGATGTTGGTGGCGGCTTATCTTGGGATGCTAAAGATAATACCTCTGGTACTCCTACAACTGTAACGCCTGTTTCAGTAGTTGACCCAGTTGAGCAAGTTCGCCGTATGGATAGAATCTGTTCTTATCGTGCTGGTTCTACAGAAGCTTTTGTTATGAGTGATGATGCTTGGTCTTGGTATAAAGCTGCTATAAAAGCTGATAAGTACAAAGACTTGTGGGATTTAACAAAGAATGCTACTCCAAGAATACAAAATCCAATCCTTGATATGATTCATAACTTCCAAGGATGGTTCTTGCGTGGTTTTATGTTAGATGATGTTGGTATGACTGTTCCTATCTTTGGCTACAGTGGTACTTATGACAATATTGATACAGGTGTTAGAACTAAGTATTTCCCAGATGGTTATGTAGTAGCCTTGCCTAGTAGAAGCTACGGTAAGAAAATCTACGGTCGTATTATGCACCCTAAAGCGGCTTGGCTTCCTGCTAAACGCTGGGTGAATCAATGGGGTAATACAAAAACAGGTTACACAGAGTGGGAACTTCACTCTAGTTTCTTGTTAGGTCATACTGATATTGATACTGTAGTTAGTTGGAAGGTATGTTCTACTGCTCCAGCAGCTACCCTGTAAGTTTACAGTTGTAAGGCTGTGAAATCGTGGGCTGCTTAGCTTATCTCCCTAAGTTAGCCCACACCCTGTAAGGAGTTTACTATGTTTGAGTTAAGTGATAAATCACTAGATAAAATGAAAGGAGTAAATCCTTCCTTACTAGCTGTTGTCAAAAAAGCTATTGAACTTTCTCCAGTTGATTTTGGGGTATCCGAAGGTTTAAGAACAGTTGAAAGACAAAAAGAACTGTTTAAAGCTGGTAAATCCCAGACTATGAAAAGTAGACATATTGTTGGAGAAGCTGTTGATGTTGTAGCTTATGTTAATGGTAAAGTTGACTGGACTTGGAAATACTATGAACAGATTGCAGTTGCTATGAAAGAAGCTTCTAAAGAGCTAGGTATAGTTATCGAATGGGGCGGAGACTGGGTATCTTTTAAAGATGGGGTTCACTTCCAACTTAGTAAGAAGAAATGAGTAACTTGGATATTAAAATAACACAAACTTCTAGTAAAAGTACCTTAGTTTCATTCTTAAAGAAAAACTTAGAGGAGAAGCTTGACCTTAAAGTATTTTCAAAAAACTTACATCGGTTTACTAAAGATTGGGTGAAGGAGACTTCCTCTATATATACTAAAAGTCAAAAAGACCTTAGACAAGATTTATCTCTAAAGATATTAGCTGATAAAGTTTCTTTAAGTTCTTCTGTAAAGATTAAGCTAGCTAAAATTACATTAGCAGTACGAAGTAATAGTTTGGCAAGTTTTGCACATTCTACTTTAACTGAAACAGTTACAGAAGCTGGAGGTAGTGGTAGATTTAGAGTAACTAGAGCGACTATCATACGAGGTAAAAGTAAACAAGTTTCTATTATCAGTAGAAAAAGTAGGTCTTCATATTTTGCTAGTGCTAGAGACGATGTTACCCCTAAGTTTCAAGGTAGAATAAAAGGTTTCACACCTAAAGGACATAAAGGTAAAATCTTTATTAGACTTCAAGCACATACTTGGAAAGATAATAAGCGTTTACCAATAGCACAAATGTATGGCATACCAAATGCCTACTTGCTAAATAGTAAAAGAACCAAAGATGCTTTTAAATTTGACCAAAGACTTAAAGACTTATGGAAACCTTAACAGATAAAACTATTCAACTAGATGTTTTTGGAACAGTCTTAAGCTTTCCAACCTTTACAATTAAAGGAATTAATGGGGAAGACTTCACAAATATTAATTTTGAAGTAGATGCAATGTCCCACAGGGCTATCGTCTTCTATTGGCAAATTACTCAAGAAGACTGGAATAATTTTGAAATAACCAAGGATGATACTTTCACAACAACTGTAGTTAATAAAGTTTTTAGTTGGAAGATTGCACAAAGACCTATTCCAGATGTTTATGGTTGGGTAAGGATAACCGCTAACTTGGTAAACCTAGTATGATAGACCTACAACATCTTGCCGACTATCTTGAAACTACCTTAAGTATTCAAACTGATATTGCTAACAGACTCTTCCAAGTTGGTTTATCTTTTGAAGATGACTTACCAATTATGGAAGTTTGTTATTCTCGTCTTGTTCCTGCCAAAGAGAATGAAATTTTACTAAGCTCAGCAAGTGAGATAGATAACCAATGTGTTATGTTTATTGATGTAGTGTACTCAGCTCCTATGTATGACGTAACTAACAACTTTATCTATCAAGTAGGCTTACAAAAACTTTGGAGGACACTCCATGCTTACCAACCACAACAGTTTGTTTCTACAGAACAAAACTTCCGAAGTTTTACAGCTATAGCTGGCGACTTTATTACAGATAATGGTAGAATTATTACTAAACTTGTCTTTGGATTTACATTCGATAATCTTTTAAACTTTAACCCATAAGGAGAACCTAATGGCTATTACCGTAAGACTTCCAAAACAAAAGGAAGAAACTTTAGTTCCTAGAGAACTTAAACTAGATGAGAAGTTAAAAAGTGGTAAAGCACCTTTAGCTTCTTCTGAGAAAGAAATTAAACCAGAAGACCTTATTAAGGAGTCTAACTAATGGCTAGTACAGTAAGTTTTACCGAAAAAGCAGTAGCCTTATATGGGGCTAAACAAACAGGTGGTTCTGGTATTCCAGAATCTATTTCATCTAGCCAAGCCTTGGCTGCCCTTACATTATCGTTTGATGATAATATATCCTCTCAAGAAGACCAGTATCTTGGTAATGTTATGCAGAGAGAAACTTCTCTATCCATAACAGACCGTTTTGCAGATGTTAAAGTAGAAACCATCTTACCAAGATTAGGTAGCTTATTTGGAAGACCTATCTATGGGTATGAGACAGCTTGGTTACAGGTATTGGATAGTATCTCTAGTGGTACACTTATCTTTGCAGGTGTAACCCAAACTATTACAAGTTTAGCAACACCAAATCAAGTTATTGAAGAACTCTTAGCCTACTTATATGGTGGTAGTGCAACTCAAGGTCATTCAACCTTTACAGGCACACCTAATGCTGGCTTTAGTTATACTATAAGCACAGAAGATGGTTCTATTATGTTAGCAACTGCGTTAACTGCTAACACCAATGTAACTAGCTTAACTTTAGGTGGTACACAAGCTGCTAAGGCTTCTTTGGATGTTAATGACCAAACAACTGGTGCTTTAGCTACTATTCCATTTATCCCTTTTATGGAAGCTGGAAAGTTTCATGTAATTGCAGATGCAGGATTATCAATCACAGATGCTTTATATGATTTATATGTAAGAACCGAAGCAAAGCTACAAGAGACTTACACTGAAACAAACTGGGCAGAAAATAACCTACTAAATGCACAAAGAATAGCCTTAAAGTTAGACTTACTTGATTTAGGTGCTACTGGTAATGCAGCTACTACTGCTTTGTTGGCTAACCTAGTTACTGCAAGAGCTGAAACTGCTGATATTATTGCTAAAACAACAGCAACTTTAGAAGCTATTAAGATTCTATGGCATAACTTGTTGATTAACCTAATAGGAGACCCAACTGGTGCTGCGTTAGTCGTAGACTTAATAGCTGATGATGGTACTGTTAAAACAAATGTTGATTTAATAGATGTAGCTACGCTAGGTACAACACTTGATATAGCTTTGGTAGAGGCTATTACCAATACGAACGTGTCTGTACAGCAAGAATATCAAACAATGTTTGATAAAATAAGAGATTTCTACTTACAAGCAGAAGCTAAACAGTTATTGTTACCAGCTTTAGCTACTACAGGTACTACTGCGGCTAAAACGTATGCGACTTCGGCTAATACAGTTGTGCAAACTCCTATCACAACGGCTGACCTTATCCCTGTAGTTTCACAACTATTATTTACTAATGAGTTTGCTAGTTCAGAAACTATGACACTTCATGTAAGAAAGTCTTCTGATAAGTTAGTTGGTTTGCAGAAGGCTATTATCATTACTGATGCTGTTGCTACAGTAGACTTAACTATTGAAATTGGTCAACGTCCTAAAGTTGCCTTTAATTATCATGGTAATATCTATGATACGGTCAATATTGCAGAACTTAGCTATCCTATTACAAGACAGAAAGCTGATGCAATGTTTGTAACTAAGGCAGAGAATGTAAGAAATGCCTCGTTACAAGCTACAGGTTCAGGACTTATCCTTAATAACATTTGTTTTAGTAAACTTACAGCTACTAACATTGACGGTTTTGAACATCAACGTGTTATGACAGGCTGTGAAGATACTTGGGATATTGCCGCTAAAGCTGGTAGTGTTACTATTACTATCTTAGAACCCGAAGCGAATACTAATATCGTTACTCAGTTTAATACTGAGGATAGTCTTGGGCAGGAATTTTGGTTTAGTTTTAAGCAAGACGGAACAAGCGGTAACACTATTGAGATTGAACTTACTAAGTTAATTCTTAAAGGTTATAAGCAAACTACTGTTAATAACAGAGCCGCTTTCGACTTAGACTTTGTTTATAGTGGTTTCGCAAAGATTCTCTTGAAGTAAGATACTCTGGGTAGTATAATTGGCAGGGTAGGAGAAATCTTATCCTGCTTTTTTATGTGGAGATAGAATGAAAATTGTACCAGACTTTATTGAAGTTCCGCTTACAGCGCAAGATGCTAATTGTAAGGTTGACTTTGTAGTAGCTTTTAAATTAATAAATCCAAAGCAAGCTAGATACCTAAGAAATAAAACACTTAAAGCCGAATACGAATTACAAGTAGCCTTACTACTAAGCAATATAGTTTACATACATAAACTTGCAGATTCGTCTGGTAATTTAGTAAACTCTTTTGAACAGGATATTACAAAAACAATCCTTAGTAGTCTCCCCTATTTCAAAACTATCTTGGTTAATTGGCTATCTATTTTATACAGCATGGGTCAAGTAAACCTAAAGTCATTGCAAGAAGCTAACTTATTTGAGTGTGGCAAGTTTCAATATGAAGCAGACTATGGTATAATGGATTTAGAAACACAAATAAAAGAAGACACTAAAAAGTTACAAGATAGTATGGGCGCGTTTATGTCATTTACTGATGAGGAAATTGTAGTCTCTACTACGGTAACTAAGGAAAAACTTACAATAAGTTCTTTACCTAAATTAGTTTGGAAGTCGAATGTTATCTATCTTGAACTGTTTAATCTTGCTAAGTTTTACCAAAATGAATGGGCGATACTTAACCCAATTGTATTGATTGAACTAGCTAAAGAATTTAAATTAACATTGAAAGATACATTAGGTTTTATACCTATAATACAAGCAGGGTATAATTCCTTAAAACCTGAAAAATAATTAACAATCTTGGAGATAAGATATGAGTGATTTTGTGGAAGTACCAAGAATCAGAACTAAGTTTGGTAAGGATAGTTTTATCTTTGGTGTTGGTATTAACGATGCTGCTTACAAAGTAACCTTAAAAGTAGGAGGTAAACTTTCAACCTGCCCTTATTATAGAACTTGGAAGAATCTACTTGCTAGATTATACTGCCCTGCCTTCCTAATAAGTAATCCTACTTATATTAATTGTACGATAACACCTGCTTGGTTAAGTTTCACTAACTTTAAGGCTTGGATGGAACAACAGGATTGGAAGGGAAAGCAACTAGATAAGGATATATTAGTTAAAAACAATAAACACTACAGTCCTGAAACCTGTATGTTTATACCTCCTAGAGTAAATAAACTATTAAATAATCAAGATGCTGGTAGAGGTACTTGCAAATTAGGTGTTAGCTATAGAACAGATTCTAAAAACTTTAAAGCTTCATGCAATGATGGTTTTAAAGTAGTCTCTCTAGGTAGCTTTGCTACCGAAGATGAAGCACATCTAACATATCTTAAATTCAAGAAAACAGTTATAATAAACTGTGCAAACGAACAAACTGATTTACGCCTTAAACAAGCTTTACTAACTATAGCTGATAGCTATATAATTTAACCTTTGGAGATAACCCATGCAATACTTATTACCCTTACAAACACCTACTGTAATCATTGATGTTAAAGTCAAAGATAGTTCTGGCAAAGGTGATAACCTACAAGTTGAGTTCAGACGCTACCCTATCCTAGAAGCTAACAAAATCTTAGCTGAGTTCGATAAAATCGCAGAAAGCAACCAAAAGACTTTGGAAGATATGAAAGATACTAACCAAAGTATCTGGGAAAGTTCTGTAGTCAATGAAGCTGCCGATGTTAAAGAGTTTGTCCGTAAACATATTGTTGACTTTAAGAATGTCCGTGGCACAGATGATTCTGGCAAGACTATTAAAGTTACTTCTGTACAAGCGCAAGGTGATTTAGATAAATACTTTGATTTGCTCTGGGCTAGTTTCCCGTACAGGGATGCTTTGCGTACTTCTTGCTTACATGCTATTCAGAATACTGCTAGTAATTCCTAGCTTCCTCGCGTGATGCTTTAAGGGGTAGTTTTCTACCCCTCTTTTTAAAACCTTTTGGAGTTCTTTATTATGGCTGAGTCTAAAATAACCTATGTACTAGCTTTGGATACATCTAATGTTAATTCACAAATTAGTAAAGTAGCCTCAAGCTTAGATAAACTGGGAGCTAAAAAAGGTCAGAAGGTTATTGACTTTGATAAGGCTAGTATTAAACAAATAGAAGACCATCTTACTAAACTTCTAAAGTTACAAGAAGATATTAAAAGAGGGGCTAGAGACTCCATCAAACAATCCCCATATTCAGTACTAAATAAAGCAGGTACTTTAAATACTGGTGCAACTACTACGGCTGTTAGAAGTGCTATTGGGAAAGTTGGTGATGCCTATATACAAAAGATATTACTAGAAGTTGATAAAGCTAAACTAGCTGAAAGTAAAGCTACCATAGCTAAGTTCTTTGCAGAAAAGAAAGCTTTTGAAGACCAAGCCTATAAAGAATTTGCGGCTCAAGCTACTAAAGAACTTAAACTAAAAGAACAAATGGCTAAAGTTGAAGCCGAGAAAGCTTCTATCTACGCTAAACAAACTACACAAATACAAACCCTTGTAAAGCAACAAGTGGATTATCTAGCTAAGATTGAAGCCACTAAAAAAGCTCAGGATGCTATTACACAGAGTTTGTTGACTAGACTGAATGCTGCTAAATTAGATACTATTACACAAGCCTCTAATGCTTCTGCTAAAGCTTCTATTGGCTATAGACAAAAGATAGAAGAAGAAGCCCTTAACAGAAGACAACAACTAGAGCAACAAAAACTTAGTTGGCTAGAACAAGCTAGAATTAATATAGAAAATAAAATAGAAACTGCAAGTCTAGCATCTATTGCTAGAGTAAAAGCCGTTGACTTAGCTAGAATAGCCGCAATACAAGCTAGAGAAGATGCTCTGCAAGTTCATAGAACCTCTATGTTGCAGACTGCTCAAGGTGGTATTTATAATGGAGCTATGCTAGGAAGCGGTGCTGCTTCTTCAAAACAAACCAGCTACACACCAGACTTAAGAGCTTCTGCTGATAAACAAACTGGACTTATAAAAGGAATGTATGAAACACAGACTGCTTATAATGAACGAATTAAAGAAGCTATAAAACTTCTTGACCAAGCTAAGACTGGTGTTATGAATCTTGATAAAGCTCATAAACCTTTCCTAGAACGTATATTTGACCTAGTTGTTGGTTATAAACTTATTAATGCTGCTGTTAATACCTTTACAAATGCAATGCGTAGTGTTCCAGAAGCAGGGTTGCAGTTTGAAACTACCTATGCAACATTGAAAGCTGTATTCAGTGTAACTACAAAGGTTAATCAAGAACTTAAGTTCCTAGATGACCTCGCACAATCTGCTGGTATTAGCGTGTCCACCTTACGTTCTAGTTTCGTAGACTTTGCGGCTAGTGCTAAATTCTCAGGCGAAAAAGTAGAGAATATTCAAGAAATCTTTGCTAACATTTCAAAAGCTGGTATGGTCTTGCATCTTCCAGCTGATAAGATGAAAAGTGCCTTTACTGCACTTAACCAAATGTATGCAAAGAATCAAGTTATGATGGAAGAGTTAAAACGTCAGTTAGGTAATCAGTTACCTGCTGCTGTTAATATCTTTGCATTAAGTATGGGTAAGACTACTAGGCAGTTAATGGATGATATGAAGAAAGGGTTAGTAGTTCCCAAGGAGACTCTACTTAACTTCTCAAGAACTTATGCGGCTATGTTTGCTGACCCAGCTAGTTTGGAATATGCAAGCCAAGGTGTTAATGCCCATATTCAAAGATTATCAACTGCTTGGACTAACTTTGCAACTACTGTTTACGAACAAAGTAAAGGAGCTATTAAAGGTGGCTTAAGTATAGCTACAAGTGCTATAGATTTTCTTACTAAACACATGACAGGTTTAGCAAACATTGCTGTAGTTACTGGAACTGTTTTAGGTGGTGCTTTGGTTATGCACTTAGGTAAAGCAACCCTTGCCTATCTGCAAGCTAGTAAAGCTGTTATTGCTTTTGCGGCTGCACAAACTACTATGCTTGGAACAAGTGTTGCTGTTGGTGAACTTGGACTACTTCAAACTATTAAGGCATTTACTGTTGGTACTTTAGCGGCTATCCCACCTTGGGTTAAGTTAGTTGCTATAGTTGGAACTATGGTTATGGTTCTGAAAGATTTGGAGGTTGGAACTGTTAAAGTTATGTCTTCTTTAGACCAAATGGATGGAAAAGCTATTGAAGTTCAAAAAAGTATTACAGTAAGTGACGTTGCTATCGCTAGTTGGGATATTTTAATAAGTAAAATATCAACTGCGACTACCTCATTTGCAGATTGGTATGCTAAAAACTCGCAAACTACAGAACTTCCTAATTTTATGAAGCCATCTGGAACTTCTATAGCGGATACGATAGGATATAGTATTCCAAGTATAGCCCCTTTATATCATACAGCTAAACAATATGCTAAGGCTGGTAGTATTAAAGCGGAACAAGATGCAATAGCTAAAGCTAATGCAGAAGAAGCAGCAAGGCAAACAGAATATGTCAATGAGAAAGTTAAAGAAGCGTTACTAGCTGGGACTACAAATACAGTCGATGAAACTATGGCTGGTATGACTAAAGGGGTAACTATGGCTTTACAGGTTATCACTACCCAATTTGATATTGCTATGCAAAGAATACAAGGGGTAACAAGTCTTAGAGTAAAAGACCTTCAATTTGAACTAACTAAAGTAAAAGCACAAGAAGCCAGAGGTGAACTTACAAAACTAGATGCGTTGAAACAAACACAGTCTATTCAAGCAAAGATACGAAAAGAAGCTAGAGATGCTTTAGAAGATGAAATTAGTTTACTTAAAGAACAGCAAAAACGGATTCAGATAGTTGGAGATACTCAACTAGAAAACTCCAAAGAAGCTAAACGTGCGGCTACACAGGAAGATAAACTAGCTAAACTTAGAGCTGATAGGGCTAATATCGTTGGAATCTTACCAACATTGAAAGATAGTCCTTATATAGATAGAAAAGCGGCAGAAGAAGCTTTAGGTTCTGGAACTTTGCCACAAGCTTTAAAAACACAAGCAGTAGAAGAATGGAATAAGAATAACCCAACTAAACCTTTATTTGATAAGATTGATGTTACTAATAAAGCTCTTATGGCACAGAAGGAATCCTTAGATAAAGCTAGGGACGAATATGCTAAGATAACTACAGAACATAGTGCGCTACAGTTAAGAGTTGTGGAAGGTACTTCTACTTCTAATGACTTCTTAGAAAAAATTGCCATTAACACCGACCCAGCTACTGTTACAGCCGTAGAGTTTGATGGCGTTGCTAGTGCTGGAGCATCTGCTACTATTGCCACGGACTCTGCTAAGAAAGCTATTGAGTTTTTTATCGCTAAGGGATGGAAACCTGAGCAAGCTATGGGTATAACAGCTAACCTTCAAGGTGAAAGCAGTTTTAATACAGGTAATGTTGGTGACGGTGGTGTCGCCTATGGATTAGGTCAATGGCATCCAGACAGACAAGCTAACTTTGCAAAGGCTTTTGGTAAGTCTATTAAAGGTTCTTCATTTGAAGACCAGTTAGCTTTTGTAGACTGGGAACTTAAAAATACGGAAGCTAGGGCGGGTAGTTTACTAAAAGCAACTAGGACAGTTGCAGAAGCTACTAACTCTGTTACAGCTAACTATGAAAGACCTAAGTATACATCCAAAGACCAAGCAATTAGACGAGAAATAGCTAAGTCTTATTTACCTTCTGCTGGTTACGTTAAATCTGGTGCAGAACCAACAGCACAATCTAGCATGGATGTAGATAAAAAGTTAGAAAGTGCCTATCTGAAACAACAAGAATTGGTCAAAGAGGAACGACAAGCTAAGTTTGAAGATGAACAAGCTAAGCTATTAGAACAACTACAGCAAACTAAAACAAACTTAGTAGCAAACTTACAACTTTCTAAGACTACTAAAGAAACTGAACTCGCTAAACTAGACAACCTTGCTTTCCCACTTTCAGATAAACAACGCCTAGCCAAGACTGCTGAAATTAATACTAAAGCTAATCCTGAACTTGTTTCACAGATTGATAAACTTGTTGCTAATGCTAAAGAAACTATACTTAGAACAGCAGACCAAGCTACTAAGTCTGGCTTGCAAGCAGAGATTCTCAACTTAGAAAAAGAACGTGCAAGTATAAGTGCTGAAACTCTTAAAGATAAAACAGCAATAGAACTTAATAAGATTATTCCCTTACAAGATGCCTTAGAACGTAAACAATTTGAGATACAAAAGTCCTTAGAGGAAAGTTTAGGTATTTTTAACGAAGAAACTATTGTAATGAGTAAAAGACTTTCACAAGAAGATACTTTAAAACTTCTTGCAACTGAGAAACTACGTCTTGCAGAAGCAAATAATGGTCTTTCTAAACAGGAAATAGCTGATAAGGAACTTCTTATATCTAAAACAGAGAAGCAACTTACTCAACTTAACCAGATTGAGTTAATTAAAGCTAAGATTGCACATAAAGAAACTATTAATAATGCCCAAGCAGCTTACGAAGATGCGGCTGCCCAGAACTTACCAATGGCACAAGCTGCAAAGATGGGTGCTAGTGGTAACTTTATAGGGGCTTTTGTTACAGAAGAAGCTGCAAGGTCTAAGTCCGACACTCTTGGAACGAGCCTATCACTTTCTAAACAAAAGTTAGCTCTCTCGGAGACTCAAGGTGGTAAAGGTTCTGAGGAATGGCTGAAACTTCGTACAGAGATTGCACAAACCACAACGGCAATGAATGACCTTGCCTTTGCTAAAGATGCAGTCATAAACCAAGCTACAGCAGACACTATGAACTCTATAAGTGACCACTTTATAGCTTGGGCTAATGGGGCAGAGACTGTTAAAGATGCTTTCCGAGGAATAGCTATTGACTTTGCTAAGATGATTCAAGAAATGATTATGAATGAACTTAAGCTACAAGCTATTAAAGGTATTACTAGCCTAATATCTAGTGGCTTTGGATTTGCTTCTGGCGGTAGTGTAGGTGCTGGTATGCTAAGTTCGGGAGTATCTTCCTTTAAGTCTGGGGCTGGTTTTGCAACTGGTGGAGATATTAGAGGAACTGGTACTGGAACTTCTGATAGCATCCCCGCAATTGTACCTATTGGAAGTTATGTTCTTAATGCGAAAGCCTCTGCTAAAGCTAAGAAGAATCGATTAATCAATATAAGCCACGGTGAAGTTGTGATAAGTCCTGAACAAGTAGCAAGTCTTGGTCTTGATAATCTTAATACTATGAATAAACAGAACTATGCAACTGGTGGTTTAGTCGGTGGAAGTTCCTCTACTTCTTCAAATTCCAAAGGTTCAAAAGTTTCTAATGTAACTAATATAAATGTCACAGTACCAGAAGGAACTTCTAATCCTAAACAATTTGGGCAGGATGTTAGCGTTGAGATTATGAAAGCGGTTGCTAGAGAAGAAGCAAAAAAACAAGTTAATATGTATGACAAACAAAAGAATAGGGGATAATCCATGATTGCTATGCCTTTACCTTGTAAGATATTAAAAAATCAATCAAGTAATGCTTCTGTAGATATTGTCAACTTTGGTCAGATTTCTAAGGATATTCATAGCCTTAATCCTCATAGTCTTGGTGAAGTTGTAGATTTTGAATGGGGTAATTTGAGTTATGCAGAAGTACAAAGCCTAGAAACTATCTTCCGAAGTGCAAAAGCTACTGAGAGGTTTACCTATGAACTTGGTCGTTATCTTATGGAGGATGGATTTACTATAAGTGTACAGGGTAATAAACCTATAATTCAAGCATCTTTTAGGAAAGTCCAATGACAGTTTATATCCTCCCTTTTGTAAATAAGTTATCTAGTAACTATTCTAAGAAAGTTAGCTTCACTAATGGAGCTTGTAAAGCTAATAATCAATATGTTCGTAAAGTTGGGGTAGGTATACATAATAGCCAAACAAGTTATGAACTTAGATATATTGGATTGACTAGCGAGGAACTTTTAGAGCTAGAGAACTTATTCAGTTATCAAGCATTAGGTGATTTAGTAAGTTTCAAGTCACCAATTGATGCTACTATTGGTTACTATTTCAAACCTACGTCATGGAAAAAGAGTAGATATTATAAAATTCTAGCTAATAACCAACGTGTTAAGGTGTTTGATATAGAATTTAGCCTTATAGAGGGTAATAGACTATCTAATAGCTTATTACCAATAGAACCTTTGGAAACCTATCAGATTAACGTGGCTAGTACAGTAATTTATGAGGCATCTTCACTAACTTGTTCTGTTATAACAACTAATGTATCTGATGGAACTATACTATACTGGACTCTATATAATATAACTACGGCTTTAACCGATGTTACACCACAATCTGGTTCAGTTACTATAACAACATCTTCTGCTAGTTTTATTATAGACATACTAGCAGATGCTTATTTAGAAGGGGTAGAGACTTTTCAAATTCAGTTAAGAGTTGGTGGGATTACTGGCGGTGTAGTTGCGCTTAGCCCTGTTGTATCGATACGAGA